CGCTCTTATAGAAGCGCCTAATCATTGGGCCGTTAAGCGAAACGGAAAGGTGATTCAATGATTCAGTTCAATGTCGGTGACGTTGTTTATGCAAAGGCGGCTCCGGATCGTGTTTATTGGCAGGTAGCTAATCTGGAAGGGGACGAGAAGATTACCGTAACCTTCAAGTACTATCTCCAAAAACACAATGATTACACTTGGAATTACATATACAATTCAGCCGAGGGCGTTGCGCCCGGTTGGGGGATTCTCCGAAACGGAGAGGTGATCCAATGAAATTGTCAGACGTAGTTATGCCACCGGTAACGGACTATGTAAACGTGGGTGACCTTGTGTCGCACAAACGCTCACCATACAAACTAAACGGCAAAGAAATAAAAGGCAAGGTAATTGCGTTAGCGGTGTTGCACACACCTTTCGGGGAACGTGTTGAATTGCACCTGAAAACGTTATGCAAACTTTATAGTTGGACTGTTTATTGGTATCTGAGAGACGGGATCCCGGAAGGGTTCGTTATTGAACGGCAGCAAAAGGAGGAGAAGAAATGACCATACAAAGAGCAATAGAAATCTTGGACGAATTCAAGATTGTTGAGACGAACAGAGGCATTTTTAACATCAGTTTTGATGGTGAGACCGACATCATCAGCGAGCAAACGTTGATAGATTTGGCAAGAGAAAAGGAGGAGATAAATGAGCGAGAAGAAGTTTGAGGAGTGTAGTCTGGCAAATGCCACCCATGTTGAGGTGAATGGCAAGATGTATAAGATAGGAGGCAGCGAGGTGGTGCTAGAGTACTACCACAGCGATTGCATTGGACTTAGGTGGGAATATGCTGATGCATTTATTCCAGAAGAATTGTTCCCTACTTTGGGCATCAAGTCATTATTTGAACATAAGTCCGAACCGATTGAGTTTGAGTTCATTCCTTCCATAGAGATGGTAAAAGGTTCGTGGTTGGGAGAGAATATTCCGATGGAAGCTGTTGGTAAAAAATTTAAGTGCGTTGAGATTTTGGAGGGGGAGGAATGACCTTCTTCCAAGGGCTGCTGGTCTTCATCATCGTCAGCGTTGGCATCATTGTTTGGGCATTTGCTACGGCGGAGGAGATGAGCGAGCATGAATGACGCAGAAATCAAAACATATACCTACAAACACACCGAAGAAATCAAGAAACATGACCACGTTGGCAAGTGGATAATCACCTCGTCATTCCATGTACGAGTTCAAACAAAGCCCAACTGGTTCCACCGATTGATGGCTCGTATTTTCTTTGGATGGGGTTGGGAGGACAGAAAATGAGTGACTACTTGAGAGTTTTAAGCTTTGGTGCGGGAATACAGTCAACCGCACTTTACCTAATGGCTGAAAAGTGGGAAACAAAACCCGATTTAGCTATTTTTGCAGATACACAATATGAACCAGAATCGGTGTACACGCATCTTAAAAAGTTGCAAGAGATGGGGAGTATCCCGATTGAAATAGTGACTGCTGGAAATATTAAAACCGAAACCATAGAGAGAGGTAAATCGGGTGAGTGGTTTGCAAATATGCCGTTCTTTACAACTAATGGTGAAGGAAGAGTTGGGATGATAAACCGAATGTGTACTTATCACTACAAAATTCAGCCGATCCGAAAACGAATCAGAGAAATTTACAAGGAGCGTAAACCTAAACGGGTTGAATTGTGGATCGGCATTTCAACTGATGAATCGCACCGAGCAAAAGCATCCGATGTTAAATATATAGAAAATAGGTGGCCACTTTTGGAGATTGGAATGTCTCGTTCAGCTTGCATGGTTTACTTGAACCAGCAAGGTTTCGGGAATACGCCGAAATCATCGTGCATAGCGTGTCCATTTCACAATGATGCTTTTTGGCTGGAGATGAAGGAGAGGCGTCCAGATGAGTTTGCAGAAGCAGTTGACTTTGACACAAAAATACGAAACCTTTATAGGCTGGATGGGGAGTCATTTTTGCACAAAAGCGGAAAACCTTTGTCTAATGTTATTTTCTTGCATGAAGGTCAACAAGAACTTTTTAAGTTTGAATGCGAAGGGATGTGCGGTGTATAAATGAGTGACTACCTAAGAGCGTTGAAAGCCTTGGGTTGGCTCAACCTCAACACCGACTACCGAGCGAACAATGTTGAGTCATCAACTGGATTCAAGCGAACATACGGAGGGATGTTTGGCTTGTCGAAGTTTTCTACAAAAGATAGCCTCGGCATTGTCAACGGTAAGGAGCTGGTCGAGATAGCAGAGAGGGAAGGTTGGAAGGATGAGTTTATACTTTAGCGGTGATGGTGTACCAATAGCACAACCATTGTTCCAAATGGATGGAGACGGTGTGATTCCGATCTCACCGCTCCAGTTTGAATTTGTTCCAATTGACGTTCCAACGGCGATAGATTTAAACCGTCTTTGGCATAGTAAATTGCCAAACGTGGTTCCGTCAAATATTTACCGAACTTATGGGTTTTGCTATGCAGCAGAATTTGACAACAGGTTTTACGCTTGTGCTATTTGGTCAATGCCGGTTGCAAGGATGATTAAAGGAAACGTTTACGAACTTCGCCGTTTGGCAATTTCAGAGTTGTCCCCCAAAAATACAGCAAGCAGATTCATCGCATGGATGGTCAAAGATATTAAAAAACGGTTTCCTGAACTGGATCGTTTAATTTCTTATCAAGACACGGAGGTTCACTCGGGAACAATTTACAAAGCGTCCGGTTGGGAAATATCAGGTAACAGCGTAGGCGGGGAATGGACAAGAACTTCAAGAAAAAGAAATCCATCACAAGCAACCGCTCCAAAAGTTAGATGGGAAAAGAAATTAAAATGAATGAGGAAGAAGCATGGAATACGGCCAATGCATTAATCGTTGGATTTGGCGCATTATCGGTTGAGTGTTTCTTTTTTCTGATAGTTTGTTTGCTGATGCTTGGAGAATATAGAGATTGGAGAAATAGAAAGTGACTCACATGAGTCTATTCTCCGGGATCGGTGGCATAGACCTTTCAGCAGAATGGGCCGGTTTTGAGAATATTTGCATGGTCGAAAAGGACGAGTTCTGCCAACGGGTATTAAGAAAGAACTTCCCGGACGTGCCAATTTTTGGAGACATAAAAGAGTTTGATGGAACACCTTATCGCGAACAAGTTACTTTACTCTCGGCTGGTTGGCCTTGTCAGCCTTTTAGTCAATCGGGCCAAAAGAAAGCCTCTGACGACGAGCGAAATTTGTGGCCCGACACCGTTAGAGTGTTGGAGCAAGTTAAACCAGCATGGTTTTTGGGAGAGAACGTCTCTGGACTCTTTGCCGCTGAATCTGGATTCTTCTTCAGACGACTCCTTGATGACTTGGCCGCGTTGGGGTATAGCGTTGGATGGGCGAATTATGGAGCTTATCATATTGGAGCCACACATAAGCGTAAAAGACTCTTCATTCTTGCCCACACCACTTGCAAGTCAAGACTACAAACCGGTGAGGCGTTTGGCCCCGAGCGAAAAGGTAAAAGCCCACGGGAAGATGCTAGTCGCCGTCATTGGCAACCAATTAGAGGAGGTGACTGGAAACAATGGGAAGTCAACCCAACGGTTGTATCTGAACCCCGAGTTCGTAGAAACACTAATGGGGTTTCCGATCGGGTGGACAGAATAACTTCTTTAGGCAACGCGGTGGTTCCGCAACAGGTTTACCCATTGCTTATGGCAATAAGGAACGCAATAGAAAATGATAGTAAGTAACGTAGAAGAATTGTTTAATCTGCTGGACGAAAGCGAAGGCGTCATCAAGTTCGATGGGCTGGATGCAGCCGTTGTAGGAGTAGGGGAAGTCCACGGCCAAGGGCTAAGGCTTGTCTACTCGGCAGACCAAATCATTCGTATTTTCATGGAAGAGGGAATGACCGAGGAAGACGCGATCGAACACTTTGAATTCAACGTCGCCGGACTTTATGCCGGAGAACAAACACCGTTGATCCTAAGGATGGAACTTGGAAAGGTAAATAGCGTATAATTGAATTGAGCTAGAAATGGTTCAGTTTGGTTGAAGATGGCTCCCCGTGTCAGGTCAGCGGGGGGTTATTTTTTTTGATTGTTTGGATTGTGCTTGGATAGCAGGATGCATCCGGCGGGTTCAATTCCCGCCCTCTCCTCCATTTTAGCCTTTTGGTACACCGCAAAACCATATTGGTGACGTCACCGAAATGGTCAGTTCTCCGGAAATCCCGGAGAACTAAAATAAAAAAACACCCCACCATTTCTGGTGGGGGTAGAGGAGTTTCGAGAGAGAATTTAGTTGAACGAATCCAACTGGTGTTATTCTACCACGACTTTTTCTTCTGCTTCCAACTTTGCAAGTTCTGCTTCCAATTGTGCTTTCTTTTCTGCTTCCAACCGTGTAGCTTCTTCCTTGGCAAGTTCCGCTTCTTGGTGAGCAAGAACGTCTTGGTGCATGGCGTCCAGTTGCTTTTCAACAAAGTTACCCAAAGCTAACTGATCCTCTTTGCTGAGGGTGATAACTGTTCGGTGCGGAGCAGTTTGGCCCAATCGAACCCCGTTCTCGTCTACCAACGGATTGACGGTGGCAATAGAAACGAACATATCGGGTTCAACAACCTGCACGTTGATGGCAACGATTTCGGCGTCCTTGTCAATCTTCTTTCCGAGAACGTTGGCCGCAAATCCCATGACCGCATCTACTTGGTTGGGCAAGAGTTCAAAGGCGTCAATGAATTCTCCCTTCTGACCTTTCCCGACTTCAACGCCATCGTGAACAATGACATCTTCTTTCCTGACTTCAATGACCAAACCATCTTGTTTTGGTACGACTACGACTTCTTTTACTTTAGTAATTACTTCCATTTTATGCCACCTGATAGGTAAACGCTCCGGTGATTCTTGATCCAGAACCACTAAATGTTGCAGCAGTTAATGCGGCCGTTCCACCTGTAGTGGACGCAACTGCAACATTAAATGCGGTTGATGCAATAAGGTTCGCTACCAGCCCGCTCGTTGCGGTGGTAGTAAAACCTTCCCCGATAAGAACCGGACGGTGATTGTGACCCGTGCCAAGCAGTTGAGAAGCGTATGGCATCCCCGCAATGTTGATTTGGTTAGTGGTCGTTCCGGTAGTTGCCCCGGACAACTGAACCGCAAATTCAACCGTAACTTGTTTCCCGATCCGAATATACCTTCCAACAGTTTCCGTAGCGTTAACGCTAAACGTTGCTCCGGTTGAACTAACCACCGGAGTCCAAGTCCCTTCCTCATAGGTAGAAAGCACCGACAAACCAGTAGTTCCAAATCGGATTCCGTATCCCGGTTCCCACACACCATCATTTCTGATAAATGAACTTCTGGACGCACCATCAACGTTTCGATACACGGTGACAATCGCTTGACTTCCATGATTGGTTGTTCCCCAATCTTCTGAAGCGTTCCATTGCCAACCACCTGCAAAACGTGCATTGGTTTGAGTGGTTTTCATTCCATAAAAATTGACTGCACCTAAAGCGTTATTGTTCAAAATGCCAGTCTTTGAAGCGTATGTGCCGTTGCACCTATTAAATGCTAATTGTGCATTTGTACCTGCAGTATAAAATGAAACAATTAATTGTGCGACACTTCCACCGCTGTCATAACCTTGAACCTGCAAGCCATTATTTTGGGCAAAACTAGGGTTTGTGTTGTAATTGTTTGGTTCAACCTGCGACACGTTCCCAGCATTGATCTGAATTGGGAAGTTGGTTGTGTAATTTCCAGTAAACGTCTGAGGAGAATTTGCAGATACGGGAACCCAAGTATAAGGGGTTACGGTAACTGGCCCCGGATATTGAGCTTCGACCAGAATAGCGTTCTGCATCAGACCAAAGGCGGTTGCACCGGGATCCACTTGACAAATAAAACTATCGGAGTTCTCCTCCATAACGGTGACAATCCCCGGAGTGTTATTAACAATCCGGAACGCAACGGTAGCAGAATCGAATACCATCCGTTGAGCGGACGTTTGAGCGTTGAATGTAACCGGAGTTCCGGCGGTTAGATTATTGATGTTTAATGGCATTTTGTTAGGCTACCTTGTAGGTCAAGTTGATACTCATTGTATAACCGTTAGTTATACAGGTACTAATGTTGGTGTCAGTAAATTCTCCGTCAGCAGTAATGTTAGCAATAGCGGAAATCCGAAAGGCATTGTTGTAAGCGGTTGTCAATGTGCCTCTTATGACTGGAGTTGCGCTTAAAATTCCGCTCCCGGTATAAACTTCACCTGCCAACGGCGTATACGGCAACCCGGTTACAGTCACTTTTGCACCCGTTGAAGTGGACGTTGCGAAAACTACGGTTGCATTGACAAAAACGTAGTTCCCGATTCGGCGGTAGCTTCCCACCCTAGAGGTATAGGTAATGGTGACTCCGGTTCCGGTAAACGTTGGAGTCCAAGAACCTTCCTCGTAGTTTGAAAGCACCGACAATCCAGTAGATCCAAAGCGAATACCAAATTGTGGTTCTGTGGTTCCGTCTTGCCTTACAATTAAAGCAGAACGTGCATTGGCACTTCCATCAGCACAGGTAAGAAAGTTTAATCTTGCACCACAATTTGTGGCAGACCAATTTTCCGTTGCTGTTGAAGTAATTGCACCACCAGTTCTAAATGAAGTACCTCTCCAACCATTAAATTGAATTTGGCAAATTGGATCGTTTATCAACAATGGTGTCTTGCTGGCATACGTTCCATTGGTTCGATAAAATGCAGGAACGTTTACAAATCCACATGAATGGAATTGATGAATTGCACCAAGGCTAGTTGTTTCAATGCCTTGAAAGATACAGGTTGTGTTTGTTCCAACAACTACTTCATCAGCAGATATAGTGCCATTTGCCTGAACTACAATGCCACTACTGGAAGTGTTTGGTGCAATGAATTTATTGCCACCAGTAAACGTATTGGTTCCCGTGCTGGAAACCGGAGTCCAAGTGTAAGGGGTTATCGTTACCGGGCCGGAGTATTGAGCTTCAACCAGAATAGCGTTCTGCATCAGACCAAAAGCAGTTGCACCCGGATCCACTTGGCAAATAAAGCTATCAGAGTTTTCTTCCAATACGGTGACAATTCCGGTGGTGTTGTTAACAATGCGAAACGCAACGGTAGCAGAATCGAATACCATCCGTTGCACCGAGGTTTGGGCATTGAATGTAACCGGAGTTCCGGCGGTTAAATTATTGATGTTTAATGGCATTTTGAATCACTAAAGTGGTTGCCATGTCTGACCATAGTCAACCGAGAAGAACGTGGTCGGGGTCGTGTCACCGTATAGAATTGGTGACCAGACAAGACGATCCTGCATATCGTTGGCCGGTGTAATGTTGCACATTCCACCGTCAGCGACATAAATGTTGTTGCCTCCAGAGTCCTTGAACGTGAAGATTGAACTCCAAGCCGTATCTCCGGGGTGGCGGTATTGACCTTTGGCTACCGGAGGGTTGACCGAGTCATCCATCCAGCATTGCACAAGACCAAAACTATCTCCCCAAATAAAAGGCATTTTCCCCGCACCCAAACTCGTTAGCGTTGTCCAAGTTGCTCCCTCATCGTCTGAGTAAGCCGAAAAGATACCGAGTTTGTTCTTTTCAACCAGAGCATACAATCTCCAAGTACGAATGTCTCGCCCAAAGGAAACTGCTTTTGCGTTTGCTATTGCAGATATAGACGTATTGAGTGACCATATTTGATTTACCCCCGGCGTAACATTCGGTTGCGGAACGGTAAATTCTGATCCGTACCAACGGCAACTGTTGCCCACGGTAGGGTCGGCACTAATCCAAGAAACGCCTAGTTGCGGATCAAACCGATAGATACCGTTCCATACGTTTCGACCCGGCAACTTTTCCGCAAGGTTGCAGAACCAACCGTGCCACGGCCTCACCAGAGCATAGGTGACGGGTGGTGACGTGCTATCGCTGACCACCTTCCAATTAAGCTCGTTGTTGTAGAGAGTAGGGTTGAATTTCCAGATGCTCCAGCCGGGTTCCGGTGGGGAAAGGAACGAACCGGAGTCTACTCCTGCCGAGGTCTGCAACTTGGCAGGTTCGGTGGTTTCCGAAATGATGTACCGACCGTCTTGGCAATGGTCGTAGACGACTTGGGCGTAACTACCCGTTGCAAGCCAAGTAGTAGTTGCTCGTTTCCTCCACGGGAAGCAAGCCATAGGAGGCACTTCCGAGAACGAATTGACCAACGCAAATCGAAGGTCATGCCCGTTTCCTTTTGGCAAAATAAAGCTGTTGGAGAATTTGTCTACCACCGAGATGCTTTGCCCTTCGTAAGCATCGTAGAGGCTAGAAAGGGCGGTAGTAATGGTTGAAGCAAGACTTGAACCACCAGAACCTTGTATGACCCGGTAGTAGTATGCCAAAGCGTCAATGACGGTGTTTGGTTGATCCATCGCTGCCGTCAGAGGTGGATCCATAAAACCCGTGCCGGGGCTATACCAAAGCAAGTTGCCCCACCGGATTGCACAAGTATTGTGCCAAAGCATGGTCAGGTACTTACTGTTTTCCCAATAGAGCATGGGGTGCGTATGCTCCAAAGAGAATTGAGGCCAATTAATAGTGACCGGGTTAGCCGGATTGATAGGAGTGACAACGAACCGAAGACGGGCATATTGTTGCTCGGCTGCAAGTTGGAAGCCTACCGTCAATTCGGGATTTGACATCACCGTGCTGGAGATTCCAGCAGGGTTAGTATCTAACCCAAGGTCAAACACCAAACCAGCACCGTTGTCAATTGCCCAAGACCCGGCGTATTTTTTCTGCCATCCAGCAGGAAGGTCATAGGTATTCGGTGTTGATCCAATCGGAGTCGAAACGTTATCGGCTCCAACCAACACAATCTTGATAGACTTGACATTGGTAAGTGACCAGTTGAGCGTCATACTATGCGCTCTAAGCAAAAGAAGATATGGGTTCTCCGTCCAATCGGCAAACTGCAAGTCCACCAGTCCGCTTGTTTTGGTGAACGAACTGACCGTTATTCCTCCGGCTCCAAGGGAGATAGAGCAGTCGGTTGCCGTCCATTTGCCCGGACGGGTAGTTGAAAGCGTAATGTTTGACGGTGGAGATGCCACCCACGTCTTCCAACGGCTGACTCCTATCCAGCGGAACTTACCAAAAAATGCATCCTGAAACGGTTGGTTGCCGTTGTCAATGTAGAGAGGAGACGCAATCATGCTGTTCCTCGTTCTCGGTGGTGACGGCAGGGCCGCATTGTAAAGGTACTGCTCTTTGATTGTTGACCAATAGAGGTCGTTGTCAGTTGCAGCTCCGTCCACGTCCCAATCCTGACGGTGGTACGCTAGTCCCCAATGAGGGTTCACCCAAGATCCGGTGTACCGCATCAGCATATCGGCGTGGCCCTGATACGTTGAAAGCGTTCCTACATACGAAGGAAACTGGTTGGTGATAGACTCCGATTGGTTTGCCGGGGTATCAACAATGGGTTGGTTGATACAACTCCAGCCAATGACCGTTCCCGGTGGACAAGCTGGAATAGGAACGCTTGGAGGTGGACATAGACAAACGTTGTTAGTCGGGTACGACCAAGACTTGGTGTACGCTTTGTTCTTACTGACCGTTGATTGAGTGTAGATAGTAGCCGGGAAGCAGTCCTCAATCGCATTGGTAGCGTTCCGAACCAAGGCAAGGAAATCAGTTCCGAGGTCATTGTAGACGGTGTACGCCCCACCAGTTGTAACGGTGGTTGCTCCAATCGTACACGTTCTGGAGGCGGTTCCCCTGACCTCCGGGAAATGAAATCTTCTCCAGAGGGCCGCATAGTCGGAATTGATTCGATTGATTCCCCTTTCTAGGTTGGGAATTGCTCTTGCTTCGCCCCCGTGACCTTCCGTCCACGTTTCGAGGTAGTAAGCATCAACATACCCATCGCCATAAGTTCCAGTACAAGGGTTTGCACAATAAGCCCGAACAATCTGGTCATATACAACAGTCCCACCTTCCTCACCCACGCACTCCCCTATCACTCGTTGGTACAACGGTCTTGTGTTGTCGTATGTCAACTGACTCTTGGTGTAGGAATAGCAATGAATCTCAATGGAGTTGGTATCGGTGACGGTGACTTCGTTGCCGAACGAAAGGTTGTACGGGCAAGATCCACCACCACTAGGGATACTATGGCTCCAGACTGCACAAGGCAATGTATACCATGACCCGGCAACCTTGAACCGCCAACCAGCATTAACTGTTGAGGCCGCATCCGCTTGAACCATGTACTGCATAGCAGTTGGGTTACACGGATCGTATGAAGGTGGAGTAAATACCTTTGACGCCGAACAAGTTCCCGTAGCGATAAGGGGCGCGCCGATATAATTAACGTAGTTCGGCCCCGTTCCGTTGCTGGTGACGTCTATGCCGGAAAGCGTTACCATGTACGTTCCGTTGACATAGATTTCCATCCCCGTCCACAACGTCCGGAAAAGAGATCCAGTTAGCTTGCAGTAAAGTTTGACCCCGGTAGCCCGAGCGATAATAGAAACGCTAGAACGATAGGTTGTCCCCGTAACTATGTAACCGCCAAACGGTGCGCCGGGGCCATCGTACTTGGCTTGCCATGCGGTGGTTCCGGCTCCATTGTCGGAGCTGCTGACCTCCAAATAAATTCCCGTGTTGACGTTGATCGCATTGGGAACCCATTCGGTTCGGGCGTTGGCAGAATGACTTTTCGCTAACGTTCCGGAGCCTGACCCACTTGCGGAATTCATCGTCGAAGTCAGATTCCATTCGATTGCCTCCGCATCAAACAGCAGACCATTATTCGGCATTACCGCACCCGCAAGGCTTTACCTTGCTTGGAGTAGGCGTCTTAGTATCCGCTTGGTTCTTCCAATCGTTAGAGAACTTGACAAGGGCAAGCACAAAGTCTTCCAGACGGCAACTGCAACCGACAAGTTTGACAGGGATTTCAACTTGCTCCCCTGATCCACCCATGTCAATCGCAATTTGGCTAATCATCTTTATCTATCGTACAACGGTTGGGCAACAAAAGTCCCATTAGTATTTTGAAGCACCGGAGGCTCGGAAGTTTGACCAATAACAATTCCAAGGTAAGAAAGACCAACCAAATCAGCGGGGGTTGTCATCGTCTCGGTAGGTTGAGCCATTCGTTGCGATTGCATACGGGCATAGGCTTCTCGGATATTTAGGATTCCATTCATGTCAGTATTTCTTAGAGTACATTGCTTTGTACATTTGATTGGTTGTAGCGTAGGATTCATCCAACGCTGGAAGCTGCATGACTTCTAATGCCATCATCTGATTACTTCCTTCTCCAACCTGCCATTGGTACGAGCAAGACCAGACAACGTAGAAGACGTCATCTATAGTAACAATGTCTCCAAACTTTAACGGCCGAGGAGCCACTTGGTAAGCGTCCCCACTTGTTTCCGGGGTGACAAACCAAAGCGGGGCGGCAAAGCTCTTTTTCTTTTTAGAGTGGCAAGCGTAGTCAAACACCCGGCGGGCTACAAGATCCACCCCGGCTTGGCTAATCAATCCTCGGTTAGAAATAAAGATTGGAACCGGACGCCCGTCGGTGTAGTCGGGGTGAGACATTAACGGTTGCGGGAAATTGTACGGAGGCCCAGCCGGAAATCCAAAGTCTGCCGCTTGGTAGTTAAAGATTGACCGGTAAAGCACGTTGTCGGCAACCGATCCGTTGACACCATTGGCAGAATTTCGTTGCGGGGCGTAACCCGTTCCGGTAGCAATAACAAAGTTACCTTCAGGCGGTTCGACCCATTCGCACAAACTGTCTCTCAATATCCATATTTGTTTGCAAGTTCCACCGGCGTAGTTGGTAACATCCGGCATACGGTTTTCTGCTGTAGTGATTCCAGCGGTCGTGGTATTGGTGGTTCGGAACGCTGCAAGCCGTCGGTATTTACCTGTTGCAGGGTCAGGTAAAGGCGGGAGAATGACTCTAAAGATGCCTTGGACGCCACCGCTAATTTGAGCGTTGTAGTCATAGGTAAAGTACGCACCCATGAAATCTTTAGCCCAACCAACCACGACGTCCCCAACTTTGGTCATAGGCTCAATGCGAAGCGCGGTTGAGTAGTTTTGCTCTAGAGGGAACCGAATAGCACCGACCCCGGTGTCCGGTGGCAGGTTCAACCTGTCTAACGGCCAATGACCTTTAGCCATCATCTCACCAATCGCTCTTCTAACTTTGTAAGCAGTAGGCGGGTTTGTTTCGGCGGCGTCAGGGTCTTTATGAAAGTCAGCCGCCGTAGGAATCGTAGATTCGTAAAGCATCTGCCACATCCCCGTACAGTAAATGGTGTACTTGCCCCAAAACCTTGCCGGATACGGATCGGTAGGGTTTGTATTTGTTGTCGCCGGAACGCCCGGTTTTCGGCTTCTTCCAACAATCTTCTTTTCCGCTCTGACGACCCTTCCTTCAAACACCCTTGTAGTTGAAATGACGTCATCGTTTTCATCAAGCGTATCTACTTCTATCTTAATTGGGAATCCTGCTTTGTTGTCTAAAAGCGAAGCATAGTCGCCGTGAAGATCATGCACCACAAGAGACGCCGTGGAAGTAGTAAAGTCCCGGCCCTCTCCGCTAATGCTGACCGATTGAATACCGTTGACGCCAAGACCGGTAATAGTAGTTGGAGTAGGATTGGAATAAACGATTTCCGCGTCCCGGGTTATTGTCATCATTTGTATAAGCGGTGAGCGCGTGTCACCGGTTGAAAGAGCAGCTGGGACGCTGTTCATCGTTACTTTGACAAAGTAAGCCGTTTTGTCAGCAAGCGGGTAAAAATCTTTTCGAGCCGTGTTATAAGTAACGGTAAGCGGAAACGCCGCTGCAAGAGCCGTGCCATCAGCCGAAAACATTTCTATGTCAACGGTGCTTGCAGACGGAGATGGGAAAAAACCAGAAAGTTGAACCTTAAAAGGCTTGTTTGTTTTTCGAGGATAGCTAAACAAGCTGAACGGGTACGACACTAACGTCCCTGTTGGAAAATGTGTTCCGTAGTAACAGTTGAACTTAACTCTAATGTCGCGCCTAATATCAATACGAATCGGTTGAACAAGAGGCTGAATGTTTGTTGGATTATTAAATTTGTAGAGGTTGTTTTCGGTCACACGTTGCTGACCATTGACAAATACACGTCTTTCTAACGCTGCGCCTTGAAGACCAATCATTTCAGGATTTTGGTCTTCAAACAAAATAGTCATGCACGAGCCAACGTAATTTTCGTCGCCGGTTTCTTTAACGTCTGTAAGAATTCCAAGAGAGTGCCAACGACCGGCAACATCTTGTTGCCTTGTCCAGCGCCCCCTAAACCGTTGATACCAATAACTGGTAGAAGTAGCCGATTGGATCTTTTCCCAAAGAACGTAGTGCGCGTCCCCAAAGATAGACACGCAATAACAACCAAGGGGGACGTCACCCGCTCCCGGCAATGGGCCTCCGGTAGGAACAGCGGTAAAATAAAACCGAGCAATAAGACCTACCGGAGTTTGACCTACCGCGCCGGGGACAAAGAAGCGAAACCAGTTGGATCCGTCTGCTGTATCATCTATGTCGGAAACAAATACTCGGTCTACGTCAATATTGGCAATGTCGTTAGGTGGCGGCCACAACGATTCATCTACTGAAATTTTTACATCCCATGTGCTACCTGCTGTTACAGTTTTTTGGTAGAACCCATCTCCTGTAACATTAATGTTGCTATTGTTAACGCCTGTAAGTTCGGTGGCCGCTCTTTGAATGTCGGTTTTTTGAAGAATAGGAGCAAACAATGGATTTATGGGAACTTCTGCTACCGGGGTAGATACCCTTTCATGCACATACGAAAGGTTGGCGTTGTATTGGTCAAGCGTCCAACCTATGCCGGGTTGGAACACCACATGGACGTTTTGCTTTTGAGAAGGATCACTTATTTCATCAAACTTTCGGTTAATGTCGTAAATATCCGATTGAAAAATAGGAATAGGGTAGTTGAGAATCGCTCTGGTGCGACGCCTTGGGGTTATTCCTCTGGTTCTTCTTGGCATATCTTATCCTTAATATACTGGAAACGCGCCGAGTCTTATTTGCTCTTGAAGACCATACGAATTTGCCGCTGCAACTGACTGACCTATATTTACCGAACTTTGCGCCCGAGATCCACCGCCCACAATTTCATTCTTTGGAACTCTTTCGTTAAGCGGGTCGTAGTTAAGGTTCTCTCGTTTCTTTTTATCATTTTCAGCTCTTGCCCGCTCGTAGGCTTTTTGCCTTGCCTCTTTATCACCTTTGTTGCCCATAGGACTATAGTCGGGATTGAGGTAATCATTAAAAATTTTTGCAATTTTCCCGCCAAAAAGAGTAAACCCTTTATTTATTGCTCTTTTTGCAATATCCATATTAAGTTCGGCATTGGCTATATTTTTGTCCGGAACTTCATCCTCTTCCATTGATTGTTTTATTCCCCGCCAAAGTTCTTCGTCGGCATAAATGTAAGCTGATTGATCGGAAAGCCCGGTTTCCCTTGTCATTAATTTTTTAAGTTTTTCGTCTTTTTCGTCTCTCAATGCTTGAATAGCATCCGCAAAATTTTTGCCTCGGTCAGTTTGAATTTCACCAAGATCCCTTAAACCTTTTCTTCTTAAATACGCACCGCCGATGCTCCCTTCTCTTAATTTTTCGGCAATACCCGCGACTTCTCCGCTTGCACCCATTGAATTAACAAATCCAGCGGCTTCGCTTGTTAATCCAAGTTTAACACCAAGGTTTCTTTCTTTAGCTGAAGTAGCGGCTCCGTAATAACCGGCAGCTCCCGCCCCTATTACAGCCGCTCCAATCATAGTAGGAATTGCACCAAACGCTGCCGCTCCATACAATCCTGCATTAGCTGCAAGGCCTACGCTCCCGCCCATGCCGGACGATGAAATAGCTGCTTGGGCAAGACTAATTGCACCCCGAGAAACCACCCGGCTCATTCCACGATAGGCAGTTGACTGATCAGGGCTAGGGTTCATTGCATCAATAATGGATTGAACCGCTTGTTGAGCTTTTTGAATTCTTACCTGAGCGTCTTTGAACGCCGGAGAAGACGGTGGTACACCTTGGTTAATAAGGTTTTGCAGATTGCCTTGAGCCGCTTGTAAATTCTGAAATGGGCCGCCTAATGGCTTTGGCATAGCAATCGTTTGACTACCAGAAGGGGAAATAGAAGGCGACGGCGTAGGCTTGGGCGCAGAAACAGGAACAGATGCCTGAGACGCTACCCTAGGAGTTGGAGCAGGAGCGGGCGTAGAAGCGGAAGATGACGCTTGTGAAACCACTCTTGGAGCCTTAAAACGTTTAGTTACAGCGTTTTCGGCTCGTTGTATTGCCCGTTCTTCAGGCGTCATCCTAGCTTTTAGAACTGGCTCGTTTTCTCCTGCTACAGACTGCTGAAATTGTTTTTGATACTTTTGGGCAGCAAGAATTCCTTTTTTAGTTTGTTTGCGAAATTCAACCGATAACCCGCCGGGAATATCATAATCAGATTCATCTTGCCTTTGTTGCTGATATTTTTGAGCGGCAAGAAACCGTTGAGTAGTTTGTTGTCGAAATGAACCTGACAGTCCACCGGGAATATCATAATCAAAAGACTGTTGCCTTTGTTGCTGATACTTTTGAGCGGCAATAAACCGTTGGGTATTTTGTTGTCGAAATGAACCTGATAATCCACCGGGAATATCATAGTCAAAAGATTGCTGTCTTTGTTGTTGGTATTGTTGAGCGGCAAGGAACCGTTGGGTATTTTGTTGACGGAATGAACCTGACAACCCGCCAATAACATCATAGGAAAACGTTCTTCCGGAAGTGTCTACCATACCCGGAACGTCGGTGCTACCGGAAGAACGGGAAGACCGCCCTCCCGATTTCATAGAGGTGTTAATACTCTTGACCCCCGAGTCAAGACCTTTAATGGCCTCGGCGGCTCTGTCTATCTTTTGGATCATTTCGTCCAAAGCAGACAAATCTATGGGGATCTTATAGCCTTCACTCATTTCTTAGCGCACCAAAGAAGCTCTCGGCTTCTAACAATTCCTGACGTTCCATCTCCTCTATTTCGTATGGAGTTAAATACGCCAATTCTTTTAACCAATCGGCGGTGTTCTCGGGAGGCTCGTTTGGCAAGTCTTTTACCCCAAAGCGTTCCGCAATTTGTCTCATTATAGCCCCAATGTAGGCAAAGTGATTAAGAGACTGAATATAAGGATAAGGGTGAAACCCCTGATCCTTGACAATCGTTAACGCCGCTTTGCCTAAGGGGCTGGTTACTCCCCCGATTCAACGTAGAACGAATTCATGCAGTCGTTAAGCCACAAGAACGTTTCACCGTCTACCGCTGCAAGGATTGCTAGTTCGTCCCACTTGTACTTTTCTTCTTGGCATTGAATGAGTTCAAGCAAGCAACACTTAAAGAAAAGTAACCGGGACGGGGTGACATGGATTCCGTTTGGACAAGCAAAAACGTCGGGTGTCTCCGACCAAACGCCGTCTAACCTTTTCCATCCACCGGTAATGTACCGAGCCGACAACTCGTCAGCTTTTGTTGACGTAGCGTCTAAGTCGGTATCGTTTGGTTTTCGGAGCGTCAGTTCCAAAACCTGACCGTTGGAAAGTTCCCGGGAGAACGGTTTAGGTTCTCCCGTTTTAGCCAAAGTGATAAAGTTAATCTTTGCCATTGGCAGATTATGGCACGTTAGCTAACGTTAGAGGCGAAACATTGTTGTCGTTGATGGATTGGATCGTCAAGCTGACAATGTTTTCTCCGGCAGACGACACGCCTGTAGTCATATCCCCTCTTGTACCCTTAAACGTATACGACCGTCCACCAGCAACAAGAGTCAACATTGCAAAGTCAAAGTTGTAAAAAATGTCTTGCAGCGCAATTCTGTTTCCACCGGCCCCGGTTGGAACGTCACCGGTTGTCGTCATAATTTCTTGAACTTGACAGGTGACGCCATCCATCAAAATTTCTTCATGGACAATCAAGTCGTCAAGAGAGTTGATGGTTGCGCGAACGGTTGCCGCGCTAAACGAAACGCCCGCAAGTTTTCCGGTAAGGGAATGAACGGACGCGCCGGTTCCATAAGTAATGGTTCCGTTAGCGGCCCGAGTTCCACCTGTGATAGTGGCCGACGCAATGAGTCGGCCTTTAATAAACATTCTTGTTGCCATTATTTAGTTACCTCTTTCCAGTCGTGAACTTCGGTGTCGTCTGGCACTTTGACCGCACCAGCAGGAACCGGTTCTTGTTTTCCGATTTCATAAACACGTTCTAAGATTACTTTTCGCAAAGAACCTCCAACGGTGTCTATTTGAATTTCCTTGATTTTCATTTTTTTCCTTTGATAGGGTCAAATGCCTTATCTAATGCCGCTTGTACAAAGACAGGCAAAACTTCTTCTATTCGTTTCCGAATATGCTCGTCAATTTCCCGTTCAACAGTTAACCCGGGAATTCCATGCTCTAGCGCACCTGCATACGGGGCGGTGTTGTGAATGCCAATAAGTTTAATGCCGGTAGCCGTTGTTCCGTTTTCGTATTTAAGCCAAGAATTGTAAAACAGACCGCTATGCTTATTGATAATCCGGCGATCCCCGTAAGGGTAAAAGGACAATTTTGCATTTAACTTTTTGAACGTTACTTTTTTTGAATTAGCGTAATGTTGAACAATTTTTATGTAACCGTGTTTTTGGGAATACGGATGACCCATTTCGGCAAGTTCTTCGTAGGAATACGTTCCGCTGGACTTGAGCTTTGCCACCGAAATTGCTTCTTTTGCGGTTTTCTCCAGAGCCTCGTTTGCAGCACGAACCATCTTCGTTTTTACCGATTTCAAATCCCTTACCAGATCTTTTAGTTCTGCCATTATCCAAACGGGGTAACGTGAAGCCCCGGAGTATACGAAAGTTGAACTCCAAGCAAAGGAGTTTTTGATTCCAACTTTAAGACGGAGTTGACGCCGTTGGAAGCACCAGAATTTATCTCGCCGTCATCTTCCAAGATAAAATTAACAAAAGGTGTTGCCGATATTGCCTTGTTCCGAATGGCTAACTGAAGCGCGGCGGCGTTGTTTGACAACGTCGTTTGAGAAACATCTGTTGTACCGCCGATATTTATTCCAGACCGCTGCTTGTCAACTCTGGAAATAACAATAGGCAAATAGTAAGATTGGCGGTCAATCGAATAGCTTGCGCTTGATTGGTCGCCGTATTCTATGACGGCAATCGGCAAAAGAAGCGTTCCGTTTGCTGTTGCGCTGACAATGTTTCGCTCCAACGCTTGAAGCGTGGTAAACACTTGGGAATCACTCATTCCCCATGTAGACTTTACAATAGTCTTGATCTCAAGGATTGCGTCTTCAAAATAACTCATTTGTTTTGTTACGCTCCCGGAGCAGGGGCAAGGTTAAGATACACCTTTGCTCGTCCTAGCAAGTCTCGTTTTTTGGCTTCGCCCATGACCCGATACCATGAATCAATGTCAGGAAAGTAAATGTAATCTTCCGGTTCAACATCGTAGTTGGTATCAAACGTTACCTTGTCCGACGTTCTAATGTTGTTCTTTTTGTAGTTTCCAACGCCGGTTTCGTTGTCGTAGTTGTTAGTAAAGTGACGGTTGCATGGAATACCTGAATACACTTGAGTGCAATTTTTGTAATCCCCATTGGCGTCTCTGTCGGTATCAAGATACCGATAAACGTCCATTGTGTGCTTATCAAAAACTATGGAGTGAATAGTAGGCATTAGATTAACGGAGGCTTATTCCTTCGCATAAAATCGCGAAGCGGTCGTTTAAGTTGCCGAGCAGCGGTTTCAAACAGATCATCCCATCCAAGAGTTTTAGACGGCAAGGCATCCATAAACGTGATGTCTTGGTCTTCATCCCGAATGGTTTTAACAGTCCCCCCAAGGTAGGAATTAACTCTCGCGGCGTTTACTACCGTTCCAGCCGCTCTTGCCCGAACCGCCGTCCATGCAATCGCTGGAATCACGCTTGCGTAACCCCAAATAGCAGTAACGCCGATATTGGATCTCCCTTGCGGGAAGAACGAGTAATAACCGTAAGGCACGTTGGGCGGGCCTTGAAGAATCTGAATTTGAGTTTTAGGATACGGTTTGCGCTCCACTTCATGCCATTGGGTCAGCGTAACAACGCCAAGCGCGGGAACCGAGAAAAATTGAATTGCGGTGACGTCAACGTATTCTTCAACGTCCAGAAGACCCGTGCCGGAACCGTCAAAATACCGAGTTTCCGTTACAGGCTTTAAGGTTCGACCGGTGCGGCGGCTAAGTTCTTCAACCGCCGCATCAATCGCGTTTTGGATCATGTCCGTGGTAATGCCCGCGTTTAGCGTTAGCCCACTAGCAGCAATGTAACTAGACACTTCTGTCGTGGTGGGCCAATTAGCATAGGATACGGGCATGATTCAAACGTTATGGTCGTGCGCCGACTACGTCAGCGAGGTAAGTGATAGTAGGGGTTGAACCAGCGCCTGAGAAGGCAGCGTTCAATCGAACCTTAGCAGTTGTTCCAGCGCCAAGCGGGAAGTCAATCGGAATGTAGATGACGTTCGCTTGAGCGGTAGTGCTAAGGTTGATGTCAGGAGCAGTTGTCATCGAAGTGTAGTTCGTTCCATCTGCTGCCATTTCAACCCGGAAGCTAACGGCGTTTGCACCGGAAGCGTTTGTTGCGGCCGAGTAAATTACCCGTGCGAACAAAGGCTTGGGGCCAATGCCGTATGGAACGGTGATTGCCGTTCCGGTTGTTGTTGCAGTAACAGTTGTTACTGTTTGTAGGGTTAAGAGTCCATCTGCTGCCATTTTAGCTCACCTTAATGTTAAAGACACGAGCAATCGAACGGGTGTACGCTTGGTACAGACCGGTCGGCCACTCAAGGAAGATTCGGTACATGGAAGGTGCGTCTGGTCGCAATCCGATATTGATTGCTTGCAAAGGAGTCATCTGCCATCCGCTGAACTTATCTTCGCCGTAGTTAACCGCATACATGGAAGTGAAGGTGCTTGCACCGTTTGCTCCAGCCGCTGTTTCAGTCGAAGTGATAATTTCAGTTGTTTGGTCAGCTTTAACACCAACGCTTCGTACCACCGCGTTTCGGTAGGTCATCACTCGTCGGCCAAAGGCGTCTTGAGTCATGTCAAAACCACCACCAGCACCGAGTTGTCGGACGGCGGCCGCAAATCGTCTTCGGAGATCCCGGTTCATGTAAATGACCACGTTATCGCCGTCAGGATTGCCCATTTCGTCCAACATTTGGTCGGTAAGTCGAATGAGAGTGTTTGCGTTAGCAGTTGAAAGACCAGCGTTAGAAACGTCAACGCCACCACCGTTAATCTTACAAGCCGCGTTAGTTCCCCAAGAAGTTGTATCGTCCAGTCGTTGCCGAATACCCACCCACGCATCAGCATTACCTGTATTGTGGTTGTTGTTGAAGAACTTGTCGGTCATGTCGTAAGACCACGATCGAAGCATCATGTCCGATTGAACCGAAGCAGGGTTGCCCACCGCATTTTGATCCATAAGAATCAATCGGTCAATGTCAATGAGGTTTGACAAGATGTACGCTTGCTCTTGGAACGGAGCGGCGGTTCCGCTTGCTACTACGGAGTCAGCGTTGAGCTTTCTCCAGTTAGCCGCTGGAAGGCCACCAACGATCCGTGCGCCGTTAGCTTTGAGAGTGCCTTTCGTAGCGAAAGGAATGTCATTGAGAACACTAGACACGTCAAGCAGCGAGTAGACGATTTTTTGAATCAGAGGCTCATTGCTCTGAAACGCATACTGCTGGAGTGTTAGTGATGCTGAGGAAATACCTGTAGGCATAGTTTTATTGTTTCTCCATTAAGTCGTCTCCACGCAAGTTAACCCGCCGTGGGAGCGGGGATGACGAGTCTGTCCTAAGACATTTTATTTCGGCTGAACTCCAGTCATTGGAGTTCCCCCTACTGGAGTGACGGATGTAGTACCCGGTAACGATTCCCGAATAACATCTCCCCACCCAATTTTGCCCCACTCCGAAGGTGCAGGGACTTTTGGCGGCTCGTATGGCGTTTGAATAACGCCGGGAGCCATTCCACCGGTTGGAGTACCAGCACGGTTAACTTCAACCGGTGCTGCTGGCAAAAGTGCTTTGGCATCTTGCAAAAGCGACAACCGCTCGGCATAAGTCTGACCGGACGAACTCAATCGTTCCAACCGTCCTCTATGCTCCTCGGGAACGCTTGCTAGTTCGTTTGCATACTGATTTTGCAAGTGCTGACGGTACTTTTCCGTCTCCGCTTGCAAAGGAGTAAGTTCCTGAACTTTCTTGAGCGCGTCTTCCCGCTCGGCGCGAAGTCTTTCAATCTCGCTCATCTTCTCACGCTCCAATGCAGTCGCTTTGTCGGCTTCTGCTTGGGCTTGTGCTTGGAACGCTTGGGCTTGCGCTTGGGCTTCTTTAAGTTGAGCTTCTAAGTTTTTAGCGTGATCCCGAATCTCTTTGATTGGGAGTGACTCTTCAAACTCACTCATTGTCGGCCTCTGCTTCTGCATTTGCAAGGTCTACAAGAGTGACCCCCGGAGTGACTCCCGGTGCATTGTCAAGAACCGCTTCTTGTTTCTTTCCCTTTTTCTTTTCGACGACGCGAAGGTATACGTTGCAATGGGTTTCATCGTCCCATTCCAACCACTTCACCTTAACGCCACCAAGTTCAGTTGAAACAAGATGGTCTTCATACGGATTACCCTCATACGGTTGACCGTAGAAAACAGGTGCGTCCTCGGGGCCGTCAAATGTCTGAGTAATCGGATCGTAGTTGCAAACGAATCCTCTCCGTTTTGCTGCTACCCAATCGTATGCTTTTTCTTCTGCAACTTGCAACGCCGCGTTTTCAGCGTCTTCAATGATTTGTGCTTTTGTTTTATTAGCCATGATCTTTCTCTGCATTTAGCCACCGCAGGAGGTGGCTTGACCGTTTGGTCAAATTGTTATCCCTCTTCTGGCAAAACTGGAAGTTCAGTAAATCCTTCGTCGCCTTCTTCCTTCTTTTGCTCTTCGTCTTCCTTCTCTTCAACTTCCATGATTTGCGCTACGTTAGCACCAATAGCCTTGAGAGCAAATTCTTTTTGGATTTCTTCTATCAATACGTCAACGTCAATAACAGAATCCTTAGCTGCAACATACCTGATCGCGCGGTCAATGGTGGTAAGGTTGTTTTGCACAAGATACACTTGACGCTGGGCCGCTTCCATTAGTTCCGCTTCTGCAAGCGAGAAATAAGCCGGCCACACGGCTTGAACGTCTTCGACTTCATCCCAGCCTTCGACCCCGGCGTTTCGCATCCCTACGCCCATGCGCTCAAAGAACACGCACAATCCGTCTTCACCGTAGCATTGACGTTTTTCTTCCGTTCGGTCAATAAGAGGAGCGTAAAGTTGGTGCATGACCGCCGCCGTCATGTACCCTTTGTTGGTAACGTCGGCGTAGTCAAGATCTACACAACCGGTCGCGTCGTAAAGCTGACTCATCAGTTCTTCGGCGTACCGATTAAGATAAATTCGGAAATCCGGGTCTTGCTCAAACTGCCAAATCTTACCTTGATTGCTTGAGCCGTCTTTGGTTTCGAGTACATCAACCTCGGTCGGGCCAGCAGACGTATTGGCTTCGTTCTCCGGAGCAGCAAGGTCAATAAACGCTTTATCCGGGCTAACAATTTTCTGATTCGACTTGTGTTCCAGATCGCGGGTGAAGTTGATTAAGTCAACAATGTTGTAGAACCGCCAAAGGTCGCCAAGACCGTATTGAGTGCCGTCCTCCCGGTTCTTGATATACCAAAACGGAATAATCTTGAACGGATTTTTTTCGGTGTACTCAATCTCCCAATGCTCAAACCCATCAACTTTTCTTGCTGTTGTATACGGATCGGAAATCTGATGTTCGCTAATTTGAGCTACCGGAACCGGTTTGTAGACAACGTGCGTTTTATCCGTCCAGTCTTCTCTGCACCACTCGTAATGACCTTTGACGTGATTCCAGACAGGTACTTGGGTTCTGACCATCAACAGACGGTCGGTGTACATAGAGTCCCAATAAAAACGTGTTTGCTCGGCAGGATCCAGAACGTCAATCTTTACCCCGCCTTCTTCTTTGTCGTACCACCACTTGAGCGCAACACCGCCGGACAACGCACCAATTCGACCAATAACTAACGACCGTCTGGTCATGTCATTGTTTGTCCAAGTGTCGGTTACGGTTTCCGTTCCAGAATTTGTTTCGCACCGAAACGTTAGCGGGCGAGCAAAAAGGAACTGAACCCCTTTCTCAACAATGTGATTAACAAACGGTAAGCAGCGCGGGAACGGGCCTCTATCCTCAATCTTCCAGTCCCTTGTCATCTGAGAGTATTGAGGATACGGAAAGAGGTCGTGATATGCCCTTGCAGCGCGGGAAATGTTACGAATCAGTTCGTAGCCCGGTGGGTTATGCGGAGTCCCTAATAATAAATCTGGATTGGTGTGCATATCAAATGTACGTTCTTTGTTTGGTTGGCAACCGTAGCTGCTTCTTAAACTTTAATGCTATGTCGGAAAACGCCCCGCTTGAAGCGTCTACCATGTCGTCGTTTTTCCCGTTTGGAAACGTCCTATGCTCTTCAACGTAGTCCCGATTCCATGCCCCTCTTACTATTGTAACATTCCCGGCGTTTACTTGCGAGGCAAAAGTATCGGCCCTTGTTGTCTTGCTCCCCGTTTCTCTTACCTTGGCTACCTTGTAGCCGGAAAACATTCGGATAAATCCCAACGCTTGGTCTTTACCCGCGCTTCCCGGGTCTTCTGGAACAATGATTTTGACTTTTGTTCCATCCCGTTTGGCGGTAAGAAGCATCTTCTTGTTTCGCCCGTCCGTTCCCTCTTGGAAGCGTACACAATCTAAGACGTAATATCTTCCTTCCGCGTCTCTTCCAATTTTGACCCCGGCGGTGTAGTCACCTTTGCCTACGGACGCTGCAATGTCCCATTTCCTAACCTCGTACACCATTGGCGGTAACTCGGCCTCGGATATAAACTTGAACTGGTTAATCTGAAACAACGAGCCGCCCCGAGCGGTCGGAGATCCTTGGAACAAACTTTGAAAGTTGTAGTCCCCCATTTCGGCTCGTTGAGCCTCTAAAAAGTCTACTGGTTTCTGCTCCGGCCATAACGCTTCACCCGGCAATCTGCCAAGAACGTCATCCTCTGTTGCGATTGCAGGAAGGTTAATGTGCGTCCAGCTTGGATCCCCTTCTGCTTTGATTCGACCAATAAGATCGTCTTCATGCCACCTTGTAGCAATAACAAAGACGCGGGTTTGAGGCCAGAACCGTTGAACGATACTTCCCGTCCACCAATCCCAAATAATGTTTCTAACTGCTTCGCTTTCTGCCTGTTCCCTAGAATTGATAGGGTCGTCGCAAACCAGCAAGCTAATTGGGTTAATCCCTGTCGGCGCGTTCCCTACGCCGCGAGCAACCAACCTTGCGCCGTTCTTCAAGTGCCAATCGGCCATGGCGTTAGAACTTTTGTCCAGAACGCCTAGATCGTCAGCCAAATTTCTTGTCGGACGGGATAAGTTCTTTTCGGCAAACTCTTGGTTGTATCCCGTAAAAACAATGGCGTCATTGGGGTTTCTAAGTCCCCAATAGATCGGTAACCTAACAGTCACCGTATCGGTTTTGGCGTGGCCGGGTGGCATAGATAACGTCACCCGGCGGAGATCGCCGCTGACCACTTGGTCAATGATCCTGCAAATGTAGTCTATGTGCCTAGCGGGGCCGTAGTACGCTGGAATGGTCGTTTTGTACCACTCACTAAACGTCGGATTCGCTCTCAGCAACCTGTCCAGCTCTTCTCTTTCTTGCTTGGTCAAGTATGGCAGACATTCTAGCAAGTCTTTCTTCATCTGTAAAGGATTCGATCGCTTTGCCATCTGTTGTTAAGTCTACTTGAGATTTTTCGCCGTAGATCTTTGGCAACACTTTACACGCCACCCATTTCCTTGTATCTACCCGCAATTTGGCTCGTTGGATATTCTCGGTATCCACTACCCGCTTGCCATTAATTTCCTTGTAATCCTCCGAGGAATCGTCGGCAATGGTCATAATCTCGTCAACGTATTTTTCGGCTTGAATCTCCCTTGCCCGCTTGTACAACTCGGCAAACGGATGCTCTTTGTTAAACGCCCACCGGTAAATGGTATCCGCGCTTGGCATATCCTTATCCTTGCAGATACTAAGTACCGATTCACCCATAATCATTCGGGTGCAGATCGTTTGAGCTAATTTGTCAGAGTAAACAGGCATACAATTATTAGACGTCTCAGACCCTAAATTCGCATACAAATGCGTCCGCGTAATTTCCTTTTCCAGCAACGATTAACGCCGTCTTGATAGTGTTTGCGGCGGTAGCCATAATTTCTCCAAGGTCTTGCGGAACATTAAACACGACTACGCCTAAGTTGGGAAGCAACGGGCCTCCTACCTTGAATCCAAACCGAAAATTGGCTTTTTCCTTCATACCAAGTTGCCAAAACCGGCGGCTGCAACCGCTCCGGTTACCGCGCCCATGAAATATCGCTTGATGGCAAGTTTCCAGTCAAATTTGTCCAGCACCGACTGCTTCCACTTGTCCAAATCTACCATTACCGCCGAAATGAAACCGGAAACCGCTCCGGCAATAACTTTTTTAACTAACTCGTTCATTTGTTTCTCCTATTGTATCAGTCTGGAATCAATCCGCAAACTTTTCTTGTACTGTACCTGCTCTTCTGCCATCTTTAGCTCCAGAACCGCCCCACCCGACATTTGGGGAGCCAAATTCCAGCCCATAGCGTAACTTGGAGCAGCCTCACCCTCTCCGTAGGTCGAAAGGTAACTTCCGGTCATAACGCAAATAACTTTTTTGGTCTTGTGGGTGTTGGTGCGGTTATCGTACACCACCTTTGTTGCACCCGAATCCACGATTCTATTGTGTTTGTGACCAATCCAAATAGCGTCAACGTCACCCTGCCAAATCATCATCCGCTGGAAATCTATCATCCCCTTGGTCATAGGGGCCGCCCCTCCCGCACCGTGGTGACGGTAGATGAGGTAATTGCTTCTCTTGGTGTCCCGAATCAGCCTGATATTCCAGTACCCGCACCACCCACCGTTCTCTATTTTGACGTTTGGCAACTGATTGAGCCGGTACAGCAGGATAGATAGCACGTCAACGTGGTGACGCTTGTAAACGTGGGCTTCATGGTTTCCTATCCCAATGAATTTAATCTTGTGGGCATACGGTTTAATGAATTCGTAGGCAATCTCTATGGCCGCATCAATGGGTTTGACCCCCTGCTGAATCATTGCCCTATCTAAAGCGTCTAAGTCAAACCGCTTAAGATCTGACGGCAACACAAGGTCAAACACGTCACCGTTGATGCCAATGGTGCAGTCATTCTCCACCATGTACTCAAAATCGGCCTTGAGTGCCTTCTTGATAAGCGACGAACTTCCAAAGTGAAGATCCGACATCAACCCTATCCGCACCCGATCACTTAGCGAATCGGTATGGAATTCGGATACAAAGTGTTTCAAGTTATCCCCTTCGGCGGTCTTCTAGCAAAATGTCCACCTTAGCGGACAAATCGGATATTTGTTGGGGAACCTGCCTTAGCGCGTCCCTGTCAATCTCTAGTTGGTTAATTTTCTGATGCAGCTTGCCCATGTGGAACACCCCGCCAACCATTGGAACCAACCAACCCCATACGGAATTGATGAGATTACTAAAAAACTGGAGCAGCTCAAAGCTGCTTGCTGAACTTTGGTCGGGAGGAGTAGGCATAGGGCATCAATGAAAGGTTAGAGCGCAATAAAATGCGTCCATGACGTCTTAGACCGCGTTCTCCGGTAACAACCGCCTCCGTCGCGTTGGTTGCCCACTACGCCCGGAGTCGTGTTCCCTTCGATACTGTCTAAAATTGCTCGTCCTGCTTGGTTGATAATGCCGATATGATTGCCTCCAGCCCGTCGCCAAAGACACAAATAACCTCGCTCGGGTTTATCGGTAATCCTACCGTTGGCTTTTGCCCATTGATACCATGAATCAACCGCTGCACTTGCCCGATCACTTGGCCCCGCTTCATATTTCGCAACATCACAACAAAATTCTATTAACGCCGCGCACCAAGGGTAGCCACCGGGCAAATTAACCGCTCCAAGTATGGCTTCGACCCACTCACCGTGGTTGTTTGACGTTTCCCTGACCTTAATGTCGTCCGCAAGCACACTTGCAGCAAGCACCACGCGCTCTTTGCCCTCCAGTTGCCAATAATTGGCGTACCGAGCAAGCAAAATTTCTCTTACCTTGGTGATTGCTTCTTGCGTAGTCATTTTGAGTCCCGTGTCAATAAAAACGGGGCCGCAGAGAAACCGAAAACCCTGCAAGCCCCAATGGTGGATACACACACCAACCAAGAGCGGACACAAAAACGCCCAAGATCCATTACATTATACTTGAACTTGGTCAAATTGGTTCCAAAATTTCAAAAATTTTATACCCCACCCCCATTTTTGATTTTTCAACTTTCAGGGGTAGGCCCGATTGCTGTTTTGAACCGCCACCAGCAGCGTTTTCATTTTTGAAAAACGTCCATGATCCAAAATTTATTGCTATCATATTGGGGTCTAAAAAAGGTTATCTTTTAACTGTACAGGGTAGTTTGAATTAGTGCCTAGTCCTTTTTACATGGTAAAAGTCCCTGCGATTGCGTAGCAATCAGTCCGATATTCTAGATTTTCCAAGCGTAGCGTAGGAAAATCGAAAAATTTTTATAGGGTGGTATTTTTGGGTTATTTTTAAGTTCCGCCGGGCGTAAAAATCCCCGGCAATTGCCGGGGTGCCGGGGTTGGTCATTAAGTTGGTTAATGAATCGCAATACGTATCAGCGATTGTCTGGGTCGGATGTCATTGGGTTGGGTCCGAGTTCCGCCACAGGCTAGACACTCGGAGCAAGTGGTCCGGCGTCCGGCTTCTTTGCTTGCCGGGCATAAAGCCATAATTCGGTTGTCCATTGTTCGCGGTTCCGGTTTTTCGGTTGCGTAAAAGGTTCGATATCCCATTCCGGTCGCTATGGCTATATCGAATAGCGATTCGCAAGAAGCCATAAGAAACTCGGAATAGTCCGGTTCAATAAGTCTCCATTGATGGGTATATCCTGTCGAGGCTGAGTCCCGGGTGAGGGTCCGGATTAATTCGATAGGCAATAAACCGGGGTCCCCATAAGCACCCAATCGAATGGGGCGTCCGGCTATTAACTCGGTCGCAAAGTTAGCAGCGACATATGGCAGGTTCCCGGCGCGATATACCTTGTAAATTCCGCTAGGAGCCATAGTTGAAACGTAACAAGTTCGGGACCACTTCCGCAGGGCATCGGAACCGAGTACCTGCGGGCGGTGTGGGCAATTGCCACAGATACTGTAATCCTCTCCGGTCCGCAAAGCGTCCACCGGGTGGATATCCTGCCGTAGTATCCACAGTTGGACCATGTCCCCGGTTTTAGAGTTTGCCGATGCTGACTTCAAGCCGGATAACACAGCCATAATCGGCTGACGATCTAGGCGTGAATATCCTTTCCAAACGATCGCGGAATTCATAAATCCTCTCCTTCGATACCCTCGGCGGTAATTCCGCACACTTCAAAGTTGAAACTCGCTGTTTCCTGCTCATCGTCCGATAGTGGCAATTCCTCGGCAAGCTGAAAAGCTATTTCTTCCGATTGTGCAAGTACGGTCCGGGTCATAAAGAAACTGCTCATATCTATTTGGGTTTCAATGCTGTACTCTTTGAATTCGATATCAGTTTCTTGACATATGAGCCGGGTGAGGTCCAAGTCCGATAAACTTGCGAGTTCCTTATTTGTCGCGGTGTAGTAAATACGCTCATCGTTTGGATACCTTGCAGAATAAAGCTCATTCGCTATCCTTCGTCTTAACCCGTCCGGGAATATAAGTTCCCGGGTCGCTTCGCAATACTGGTCCGGGTCGGCTTCGATGTTGCAGGTGATACCTTGGTCAAAGGTCCATTCACTAAATAATTGCCGGAACGTGTCCGGTGACGTCTTTTCTAGGACGTCCGAGGCGTTTAATTCCATTCCTAGGATAGAAACGGCGGGGGTGATTGAATCAAAGTAGACTTTAAAGTCTACGGTCGCGGTGTGTTCTGGTTGGTATTTCATTATTATTTGGTTCCTTCTGCGGGTCGCAGGGAATTAAGAACGTTGAATTCCGTTCTAAGCTGTTCCATTCGTTCCTTTGCTACTTCCAAGCGGTTTAGTAAAGCGGTTTCGCGTTCCTCGGCTTCTTTGAGGAATTCGCAATAGGTAGGCAATAGTTCTGAGGTGGCGGGCAGGCTTTTAAGAACTTCGATATGTTTTTTGAGGGATTCCAACAGAGTCAGTCCTTCACTCAACCTATCATTTAGGCTCAGGAACTCGGTCCGGACGGTTTCCTTTCGGTGGGCTAACGTATCTGCGATATTGCCGAGAAACTCGGCGGTGTCGGTTTGGTGCTGTGTTTGTGCCATAGCATTGCAAGTCTACCTTAAAATCTAGTCTAGTCAATACCTTTTTTTCGGGATTTTGGGCGGGTCCGGTCCTGGACCCGTGCAGATAAACTATGCGGTCAGCGGTCGCAGTCGGCGGGTTCGATTGTTGGCGGTCCCGATCGTTGGCATTCGGCGGTCGGCGGTCGCCCGTGTATACTCCCCTCGGTCGGAGGGCGGTCGGTCGGCGGTCGGGTGCATCCCCTTCTATCCCCTAGGCATCCCCTAGGCATCCCCTAGGCCTCACCCTCACCCTTCCCCTATGCCTTCCCCTAGGCCTTCCCCTAGGCGTTCCAGCACCTTCCCCTATGCGCTTCCCTTAGGCCTTCCCCTAGGCCCTCCCCTAGGCGATTCCCTAGGCCTTCCCCTAGGTAAAATCGCGCGCGTAGTCATAAGCGACCCTTGAGGGCGAGGGGGAGCCAATCAGTCCAAGAACAGCGATTGAAGGCTAGGAACAAAGTCCCAAAGTGAGTTCAAAGTATTGTTTTACGCGGTTTATCTCCCTTGGTTAGTTGGATGTTCAAAGTATTGTTTTACGGGGTTTATCTGCTTTGGTTTATCTGCTTTTCAAGGCATTGTTTTACGGGGTTTATCTGCTTTGATTTAGTTGCGTTGGCGGGGTTGTTTAGTTGCGGGGTTTAGTTGTTTTTGTCAATAGACTAGTGTATAATGGGGTTTGAAGCTAAACCGAATTTGGCTTCGGAGACACAATGGCATTGCATTTCGATACAAGCAAGATGACAACAGAGGGACGCGATTCCCTCACTTTCGTAGCTACCCAAAATGACCCAATCAACGGGTATCAGACGGGTGAGACTTATTGGTCATGGCGGGTTTTTAACCTTGGGAATCTGTTCATGGTGATTGGGGTTCGGGAGATTTCTGAAAAGAGCATCCCCGTCATTCTGAAGCGGGTGACCGAATACAGCGAGTTTATCAGCCTTCCAGAGCATCAATATTGTGAGTGGTCAGTTGAGGGCCTAACTAAGTTGATTGGTTTGTCTTTCAACATCTACCCTTCCACTAACAAAGAGTGGAAAGCCGACTTCCAACGGTTGTCAAAGCATTACAGGAGGTCAGCATAATGGACTTCCTCTCAACCGCTCGGCTCGGAACGGAAAACTTTTTGTTTGAGGAAAACGGATATGAGTCCGAAGCCGACATTACTTCCATCACCCCTCTCCCTGAGGGGGGAGGGTCGGACTTTGAGGCCTTATGTCGAATTGGTGACAAGCCCCTCCGTTTGGTTGTCAGGGTCATCCAACAGCCGACCCGCCCTTACGTTCTCATCACTTCGGATGAGGGCGCTTATTGGATTAGCGGGGTTGCTGATTTGAAGGAGGTCAGGTAATGCCTAGACAACTGGTTACTTGCCCTGATACGGGCATCCAGCACCGCGTGTACACCGACTTTCGCATTGGGTCTGAGACTTGGGACCTCGCGTCCAATCAGTACCTTGAAAGGTATTCAGAGAAGACAGGCGATTCAATTGATGACCTTCAAGAACAATTAGACTGGTCATTCTATATTGACGAGGCTTTTCTGGTGAAGCCGTATAGCTACAGAGAGATATTGGCGCATATACGCGCTGTTTTATGACCTAGGCCGAAACGGCCCTGTAATGGGGCCGTAGCGCACTCAGGGTGCGTCTGACGAGGCCGTCAGCAAGGACAACTCTTATGAGAAAACATAACCGATATACCCGTTCATACGGGCAACCTAATTTCTACCGCTTCCGCGTCATCACAGCGCGGTTTTCCAGCAACTGCAAGTGCGGTGCAAACATCCAGAAAGGTAATGCTTGCGCCTACGCATCACGTTTTCCAGCGATCTGCATGGAATGTTACAGGGCTTGGGAATTTGAGGTTCAGCAGGAAGACGCAATCTGCAATTACAACCAACAGGTAATGGGAGGAAGCTGGTAATGGCTATTTACAAGCCCGATATCCGCGAAACCATTAAAGTCCGCGACTACATGGCTCTTTGCATGGAACTTTGGCAACCTTACAATCCGTTCCACGGCGTTTCTGATGCCGAAGCTATCGAAGATATGCTTGAGAACCTCAAAGGGTCATGGTCATATGAATACATTGACCGAGGATGCCAATACAAGGATTTTTTCAAGATTTGCCGTTACGGAGCGACGGAGCGACCTCCCATTTATACCTGTACCCTTGGGGTTGTTAATTGGGAGGCGGGGGACGATGACGCCCCAACGATGCAGGAGATTGAAGCTATCTTGCCAACGATAACCAAAGAACTTCCTGAGTCGGTTTATGGAATTTTGGGAGACGGCGATTACTGGTGGGGGACTTTGAAGTACGACTTCAACTTCTTTGACTCCGTTGAATTTCTGGACGGGGATACAAGCAACCCAAGGATTCATTGCGCTCTTCATCCCGTGACAAAAGATGAGGACGGTTACACGACCAATTACAGCAAGATTCTCGCGAACTTTGACGTCAAATTCAATTGGGTGGAAGACAAATGAAGTTGCGTCAAACGGTTGTTAACTCCGACGGCGAGGTCTTCACCGACCTTGCCCAATTCGTGCGCTTCGTCGCATACTACGACCGATTCGACCACGGCCTTCGTGTTGTCAAGGAACGTCGCAAGCTAGACATTGCTCGGTCGTATACGTTGTCGTCGCTTCAATATCGGCATGATAGTGACCGTTGGGTCGAAATTGCCCGCTCAACCGACGGTTTGCGGGATTTATACCGCAAAGCAGAAGATTGGGCGATGGAGCATTGTCACGGGTTGAGCGACAATCTCGTTTGGGAGACGGCGGGGTCATTGCGTTGGGCAATAGACCCGCGCAACCCCTATGCGCTGATGCCTAACGATGATGCATACCCAAGCGTTTTAGAGCAGCTAAACTTGGTCGGGGGTGCCATATGACAACTCCAGAGCGCATCGCCTTGCATCAACAAGTACAACGGGCGCATCCGACATGGACGCCCGAGCAAGTTGAAGAGTACATTGCTCGGGACTTCCAGCCGACGTCCGATATGGATTGGCTAGGAGGAATAGCTATGTTTTTCTTCTTTGCCCTTGTCATCTTTGTGGGGGTGTTGCTTAAGTGAGACAAATTGCATTCTGGTTGCCTGAGGAGTTGGTCGAATGGCTTCATGCCAATGGAGGCATTCGGCCGACCATCATTCGGCTCATAAAACAAGAAATGAAGAAGCAGACCTGAGCGCAGGTTTTGTTAGTTGGTTGGTGGCAGGTCTATTTCGTAGCAAAGCCACCGGCCATCTTTGTCCCTCCACGATCTAAATGACGGCGCAAAGAAATCGGCTGGTAGGCCGGGGTTTTTGCGCCTCCACGCTCGTTTCTCGCGCATCAATACGTTTGTAGGCACTTTTACCGCGTCAATGGTCATGGTCGGCCTAGAATCGTCTTCTAGCGCGAAAAACACAGGCGATTCCTTGAGCTTTCTTTTCGCCGTAGCCAAGAAGACTTCGACTTCGGGGCATAGAGCCTCCGAACCGTTGAACCATTGGTGCAACCGCTCTTTGACAACTTCATAATCATCCAGCGATTCAACAAAGAGCCGAGCAAGTGTTCGGTTGGTTCCGTTGACGTCTTGACCCCCTCTCGTTTCATACCCGCGAGGCCTGACGGCCTTGGAGCCACCGAACACCGATTCGTAGTAAAACCCCAATACGTCCTGAAGCGTCATCCTTTTCATCTTCTTTCGTTAACTATGACGCTCTTTAGGTTCAACTAGATTCACCCCGGCCTACGGGCGGTGTTAGTTGTTTTCGGCCCCTTTACTTTCAAAACCCTTAACCAGCACCAGATTTATGTTTCCCAAAAAGCAGGGGTTTTATCTTCAGGCCTTTCTTCAACCTTTGTTTTGATCGGTTTAGTCTGCCGTTGCCAAAGCTCGGGTTTGGGCGGTTTAGGTGGAAACATTGCCTTAATGACCTTGGCCAGTTCCTCCCCGCTTAAATATTCAAACTGGAATTTGATGTCATCCAGCACGTTTGAAAGTTTAGCTCGGTAAAGGTTAATAGCTTTTACCACTTCATGCTCGGTCTTCAACCCTTTCCTCGCATCAAAGCACCAATCTTCCAACTCTTCACCCTTTTCTTTTAGTAGTGTTATCTGTTTTAGGCCTTTGGCAAAGCTCTCCAGTTCTTCCACCAGCCCCAACTTTTGGGTTCTCAATTTCTCTCTGTCGTTTTGTTCAATCATCTTTGTGTCTCTTTTCTTCCTTTATTTTTCGGGCGCATCCGGCCGATTTTTGCCCCTTCGACTTTGCCATTGTACGGAGAGTTACGGATAGTTTTCGCGTTTTGCATAAACCCCCTATAAGCACATTTACTATCTCCATTTTATAAAGAAAACTATCCGTACTCTCCGTTTGAGTCTAAAACTATCCGTAAAACTATCCGTAAACTATCCGTAAACTATCCGTACAAGGGGGTCATTTTTGACGTTTTTTTCAGATTTTTTAATTTTTCAGGCAAATTCCGTAATATCGGATGATTCCATGCCCATCTTTTCGCTTTGAGATCCCGAGCGCGGTCAAACGACTTCCAAGGATTCTTCCAAACGCGGTTCTGTTGAAAATATGCCCGCTCGTTTCCCTCGCCCAAGAGTTGTATTCGGCGTGGAGTTCGCCCGCCGTCGCATCCGAATTTGGCAGGAACAAGCACCTCTCATTAAAGAAATCTGCGAGGAAGTCATTCTCCTCTTTATATTCCTCCTGATGTTTAATCATTAATTTGCTAGGCTCCATTCCGTGATTTACTGCATGGATACCGCATTTGATTAACTGACCTAAAATTTTAGGTGCTTCAGCCCGTAACTTCATGTAAAGTTTAGCATCGCGCTCTTCAGCAGGGACGGTGACTTCAAACGGTATCAATCGGATCCGTCTCCAAGTGGCCGAGTCCATAGACCTGAGTTGCGGTTTGTTATTTCCGGTCATCAGGAGTTTGGCGGTCGGTCTAAAGTTCAGCGGGTCTTGGTACAGTTGCCTCGCTCTGATAATGTCGCCTCCGGTGAGTCGTTTAATCAACTCTTCATCTAGCCGTTGGGAGTCCGAGACTTCATGCGCGACGGCAAGGCGTCGGCCTCGTAGTTGGGCAAGCTCACCTTCGTTCGACTTTCCGAACTTCTTCAGCATGAGAGCCTCGGTTTCGATCGTGACGGCGTATTCTCCCAAAATCCAGCTAATCAACTCGGTGAGCGTAGACTTTCCGTTATTTCCTGTTGCGCCAAAGAAGAAAACGTAACATTGCTCGGAGACGGAACCCGAGAGCATATACCCGAGGAATTGAAGGAGATATTTCCGGGTATCTTCGTCGGGGATGATGCGCTCAATGAATTGGTTGAAGAGTTCCGGCCGGACGTTTTCCAGATCGGCTGCACACCTTGTTATTTGTGTAAACATCATTGACCGGTCATGCGGGAGCATCTCGCCCGTTCTCAAGTCTACAATTCCGTTCTGACAATTAAGGAATTCTGGTTGCTGGTCAAATTCTTCCGCGAGCGTAGTCACCAAAGTTCTCGCAAGTTTGACGGTATTGTTCAGTTCCCGGGCGTTTTGGCTTTTGATTGCCCACTTCAGCATTTTGGGAGCGGTGTTTTTATCGGCAAGTCCGCTTTGCCGTTGCAAATCCCGGGCGGAGGCCACGGCCATTTGTATAACCTTGCTTTCCGAGGCTTCTTTCGAGCCAATATCCCAAAACTTCCCGTTCCAGACGGCCCATTGCTTAAGTTCGGCGACGTACCGAAGGTCTTGTCCGTATTGCTCAATCAAGCGATCGGCATTGGCTTGCTCGGTGAATTCCGAGTCCTCTATATTTTCGGACATGACGACCGCCGGAGTGGACGAGACGGAGGAGGAAGAAGAAGACGTCCCGCCCGCGACGACTTGGATACCGTATCCTTGTTTGGAGAGGGAAACGGTGGAGGCTTTCCAGTCGCCTCCGTGGTTGAGCATCGTGTAGAGGGCGAATTTGGTGAGGTAGTTTCGGCACGGGATTCCGGCGTTATCGCTAAAACAGTAGAACCGTTCGCCTTGGACTTCACTTCTCCAGCCCCACGTCGCGGAAATCTCTCCGCGTTGCTTCCCGGGACGCGCCCAATACTCTAGCTGACCAACTTTTCGGCTAAATATCCATCCGTGGGGTTCTAGGATTTCGCTGATACTAGCGCGGAGTTCAAAGTCGTCTCCGACTCGGCCCTTTCCTTCCGGAGGTTTCTCATCCGATCGAAGCAGGAAGGACGGGTCTAAAAGGTAGCCTTCGTTGGCTTCGCTATGATATAAGTGTTTGTCGCCGTCAACTGGACGGGACGGCATATAGTAAATTCGGTCGGGGTTCTTGGCAGAAACGTCGTTCTGCCCGTGTCCAAGGTATTCACTAGCAGCTTCCCACGCTCTTGCCCATTGGTAGGCGGGTATCGGGGTAGCAAGCGGGAAGATGGCTCTCCACTTTGGTTTCTCGGGGGTATGGTTAAAGGTGGTGTGCCACCAGAAGGCCAATTCCTTTGACTTCCAGTCGTCAATAAAATCGGACGGGTCAACACCGTTGTCAAAGTCTAAGACCATCGCGCATACGTCCACCACGTTTTCGCTTTTTCGGGTGGTTCCGGGCGTAAATCTTGCAGGAGAGAAAAGTTTGCCCTTCTCTTTACGCTGGAGGAGTTGGAAACGATCAAACCGGGAGCGAAAGGCGGTAAAACAATCGGTTCTCGGTTTTGGTTGATTGTCGGATACAGAGTCGAAGACGCTGTAGATGAAATCCATTTCTAGGTTAGGTCGTATCATAGTTTTCCGTAGTTATTTATTCAGCGGTGACAACCCGCACGGTTTCTTTGAGCCTTCCGTTTGGCAACTTCTCCCACCCAATCACTTCTATTTGGCCTCCGGTTGATAGCCAAAGTGACGAGACAGAGAGGGACTTAATCTTCTTGAACCTTTCTCCCATATTGCTCTTACTGGTGAGCTGAATGAGGAGCGGTGGACAACCAGTTTTTAGCGCAAGCATATCGGCAAAGCCGAGTAAGTCGTGCTGACGTTGGAAACGGGCGTCGTAGTAGTCAACTCGGAAGACGTCATATCCGAGAGACTTATAATAATTATAGGTTGCTTTGTTGTAATCCGCTTTGCCGGAAGGCTTCTTTTTCTCTTTGCTCGGTTTAATATTGGAGACGCCGTTAATGACGTCTTCGGCTTGCTTCTCCAAAATAGCACGGATCCGTTCTTTGGCCGCGATTGCCGGGTTCGGCTTTTCATCTAGGTCATCGAACAGATCCATTTTTACTCCTTACTTACTCGGAGTTATTCATCCCCAAAGGGATCGTACTCATCTTCCACAACGAACTTTGCTAGGCTCTTTGGCACGGTTTCCTTTTCGGACTCGTACCACGCGGTAAACTTTTCGATGGTTTCCGGGGTTGCCTCGGCGTATTCTTTGACCACACTTCCTTGGAGTTTGGATAAACCTTTAAGGTAGGTTGCCCCGGCCTCACCAAATGGCGAAGGCCATTTCTTCTCGGCGTGAACGATGCCAAAGATGGAAATGTCAAGGTCATCGTCTTCCTTAACGGGAGACAAGTCTCGGTACAAAGCGTGTTTCTTCAACGCTTCCAAGATATGAGGGAGTTTGTCCTTCATTCTCTCGCCCGGGAAGTCGGCCTTGGCGTCCATTGTGTTGACGGGCAAATACCGTCCGGTCTTCGGGTTGATAATTCCGACGGTGCAGTACGTTGACTGCTTGCCGTACTTTG